ATTGCAGATGGTAGTCATCAAAAGCGATAGCCAATCATGAGTGACCAAAAACGTGTAAGCCTTGAAGGGCGCAAGCTCTTCATTGGTATTCCAACCTACGACGGAAAGCTAAGCATCAAGCTGGCTTACACGATAGCTCAGCTCATGCCTAAAGCATTGAGTATGGGAATCTCTGTGCAACTAGCCCACGTGTCGGGGTGCTCCATCATTACGATGGCCCGTAACATGTTGGTGGATCAGTTCCTCAAATCAGACTGCACAGAGCTTCTTTTTATCGACTCGGACGTGATTGCTACGGCAGACGACATCCTCCGGCTTATGGCCCAGAGCGGTGACAAAGACATCACCGCCGGTTCATACCCACGCCGGGCGAAGGACAAGAAGTTCTTCATGGACCTCTATTACAACGATGACAACGAGCTCGAGTTTGATGGTGCAATGATGCGCATCCAGCGCGTTGGCACAGGATTCATGTTGATCCGTCGTCACGTGATCGAGAAGATCGCAGAAAAGTCACAGAAGTACCTAGGCCAAGACGGTATTGGTCAAGTGGCCAACGTCTTTGAGTTCACTATGCTTGACGGCAAGTTTGTGGGCGAGGACTACTCATTCTGTGACAAGGCCCGTGCAGAGGGTTTCAAAGTCTGGCTCGACGTCGAGATCAGTCTTCCTCACGTTGGCCAAGAAGAATTTACGAACGACTTCTACCAAGAGGTACTGACCCCCTTGCTAGAGGAGCAGCGTCGTAACAAACTGAAGGTGGCAAATGGATAACACCGTCTGGAGCGCCATCCTCTCATTCGTATCAGCTTTGATTCTGTTGTGGATCAATAGCGTGAATAATGAAAATAAACGCCTGGCCATCTTACTCAGCAAGACCCGCGAGGAGAACGCTGAAAAGTATGTGACCAAAGTTGAGGTACACAGTGACATCAACCGTGTACTTGATCGTATTGATCGACTTGAGAATAAAATCGACCTCATGATCAGGGAGCAAAAAAGTGCCCTCAGTTAGCAAGAAGCAACACAATTTCATGGCGGCGGTTGCAAACAATCCAGCCTTTGCCAAGAAAGCAGGAGTCCCACAGTCGGTGGGCAAAGACTTTAACGAGGCCGACAAAGGCCGCAAATTTGGAAAAGGTGGAATCATGGCAAACACTGCTCGTATGAATCGTTTGGAAGAACTTGGTCGTGTGAACGCAGAAAAAGCGTCTACCGCCAAAGGTAAGAAGAACCTCGCCGCTGAGAAAAAGCGTGTCGTTGGTGAATTGAAAATGGCTAAGGGCGGCTCCGCTTCCGCTCGTGCTGATGGCATTGCTCAACGTGGCAAGACCAAAGGCAAGATGCTCAAAAAAGGCGGCATGACCTGCTAACAGGAGAACCCCATGAAAAAACCAATGATGCCTTCTGGCCCATCTTCCAGCGCCGCTGGTATGCGTGGCTACAAACCCCGTCGTCCTGAGATGACTCTGGATGATGTGGTGACCCCTGAGACTCGCGCCAAACGCGCCGCGATGATGCAAGGTGCCAAGGATGACGCCATGATGGAAGCTGCTGGTGCGGCCTACAACAAGGCCATGCCAAGCCCCGAGCGTTACGCCAAGGGTGGCTCTGTGGGTTCCGCTTCGTCTCGTGCTGATGGCTGTGCACAGCGTGGTAAAACTCGCGGCACGATGATCTGATCATGAAAGCCAGTCGCGGCATGGGTGCCATCAACCCAGACAAGATGCCCAAGGGCAAGAAAATCCTGCGTAAGGATGCTCTTGAGCCTGTGGAAATCTTCAAGGAGGGTGGCTCCGTCAACTCTGCGGGTAACTACACCAAGCCAGCGCTTCGCAAGAAGATCGTGTCTCAGGTGAAAGCTGCTGCTACGCATGGCACTGGCGCAGGTCAGTGGTCTGCACGTAAGGCCCAACTGGTTGCCAAGAAGTACAAAGCCGCTGGTGGTGGGTACAAGGACTGACATGAAGGCACCGCAACAATCCCTGAAAGACTGGGGCGACCAAAAGTGGCGCACCAAGTCTGGCAAACCGTCTTCAAAGACGGGGGAGCGGTACTTGCCTGAGAAGGCTATCAAGGCTTTGTCCCCTGCTGAGTATGCGGCTACAACCAAAGCCAAGCGTGCAGGTAAAGCCAAGGGTAAACAGTTCGTAGCCCAACCCAAAACGATTGCAAAGAAAACAGCGGGGTATCGCTAAATGACGACCACAGGTGTAGCCAACTTCGACATGAACTTCACGGAGATCGCTGAAGAAGCGTATGAACGTGCAGGTCGTGAGATGCGCACGGGCTATGACCTGCGTACAGCGCGTCGTTCCATGAACTTGCTCACGATTGAGTGGGCGAACCGTGGTATCAACATGTGGACGATTGAGCCGGGCACGATGAACCTCGTGCAAGGTCAGTTCTGCTATTCGATCCCCGCTGACACGATTGATCTGTTGGAGCATCAGATTCGCACTCAGGCAAACAGTGTGTCGAATCAGGCCGATCTCACCATCACACGTATCAGTGTGTCTACCTACGCCACAATCCCAAACAAGTTGACGCAAGCCAGACCGATTCAGGTCATGGTGCAACGCATGTCTGGGCAAGAAGCTGTGACCACTACGTTGGCGACAACGATCACTGCAACTGACACAACCATCGTGTTGACCGATGCCACTGGCCTTCCCGCCTTTGGCTTCATCAAGATTGACAACGAGTACATCAACTACTCGTACATCACGGGCAACACGTTGTACAACTGCTTCCGTGGTCAGAACAACTCGACTGCCGCCGCGCACACTGCCGCCGCATCGGTGTACTGGGCACAACTTCCTGCCGTGGTTGTATGGCCTGTGCCTGACCAAGGTACCGCAGATACCCCGTACTATCAGTTCACCTACTACCGCATGCGCCGCATCCAGAACGCTGGTTCGGGTGTGCAGACAGGTGACATGAGTTTCCGCTTCCTCCCCTGCTTGGTGGCAGGGTTGGCGTACTACGTGGCAATGAAGATTCCCGAGGGTGGCCCTCGCCTTGAAATGCTCCAAGCCGTTTACGAGCAACAGTTTGCTCTTGCCGCTGGAGAAGACCGCGAGAAAGCGCCTGATCGGTTTGTGCCGCGCCAATACTTCATTGGTGGCTGATCATGGGAAATAGGTTTGCTTCAGGTAAGAAAGCGATTGCCGAGTGTGATCGCTGTGGCTTTCGCTTTAAGCTCAAAGACCTGAAGAAGCTGATCATCAAGACCAAGCAGGTCACCATCAAGGTGTGTCCTGAGTGCTGGGAACCTGATCAGCCGCAGTTGCAGTTGGGTATGTACCCTGTGGACGATCCGCAAGCCTTGCGTGAGCCACGTCCCGATTTGAGTTATACGCAGTCGGGGTACACCGGATTGCAATTGCTTCCTGACTCTGGCACCAACAAAGATGGTGATGGAGTACCGGGTGAAGGTAGCCGTGTGTTTCAGTGGGGGTGGAACCCCGTTGGTGGTTCACGGTTGGACGACGATGGTTTGACACCAAATTACTTGGTATCGCTGTCGGAAGTTGGTACAGTAACAATTGTCACGACATAAGGAGTCAGACATGAACAAATCAGATTTGAAACAAGACAAGAAGATGGTTGCCAGTGCAGTGCACAAGCACGAGAAAAAAATGCACCCCGGCAAGTCATTGACGAAACTCGCCAAAGGCGGTGTGACGAGCGCAAACATGAAAAAGTTTGGTCGCAACCTCGCACGTGCCAAAAACCAGTCTGGAGGCTAATCATGGCTAAGTTCAGCAAAAAGATGGGCGGTAAAGAAGTTGGCGACGCCAGCGTCTATGCCGTGCCACACACAATGAGCGGTAAGGTTGTGAAAGCGTCTACCAATCCCGGTAGCGGCCCCAACCACAGCAAACTCGACACGCTCGATATGGGTGTGGCTGGTTACAGCAAGTCTGCTGGTGAGAAGCCAGCCAAGACCAGCGGCATCAAGATTCGCGGCACGGGTGCAGCTACCAAAGGTTTGATGGCCCGAGGCCCAATGGCGTGAGGTTGATATGACGTACACCGAACTCGTTACGTTTGTGTCCGACATCTGTGAGAACACGTTTCCCACGGATGACATGAACATGTTCATCAAGCAAGCCGAACAGAAGATTTACAACACTGTTCAGCTTGCTTCGTTGCGCAAGAACGTGACGGGCTTGACGACTGCCAGCAACAAGTACTTGTCTGCCCCTAACGACTTCTTGTCTGCGTACTCGCTGGCTGTTGTGCATCCTGATGGTGAATATCACTACCTCCTGAACAAGGATGTGAACTTCATTCGTGAGGCGTACCCCAAAGCCACTGACACAGGGTTCCCCGAGCACTACGCCATCTTTGGCCCCAACTCTGCTCTGCCTGATGAACTCACGTTCATCCTTGGCCCAACACCTGATGCGCAGTACACCGCTGAGTTGCATTACTACTATTATCCTGAGTCCATCGTCACCGCAGGTCAAACTTGGCTTGGTGACAATTTCGATTCCGCTCTCCTCAACGGCACGTTGGTGGAAGCGATTCGTTACATGAAGGGTGAGGCCGATATGGTCGCTCTGTATCAGAGCATGTACGACCGTGCAATGATCCAGTTGAAACAGTTGGGCGATGGCAAGCAACGCCAAGACGCCTATCGTGATGGTCAAGTTCGTGTACAGGTGGTCTGATGTCACTTCAACAAACGCTCACCACCAGCTTCAAACAGCAAATTTTGCTGGGTGAGCACGACCTCGAAACCGACACGCTCAAGCTGGCGTTGTTCACTGCGCTGGCTACGCTTGGCCCTAACACCACGGCGTACGCCACCACGTATGAAGTTGTTGGTACAGGGTACACAGCGGGTGGAAACATCCTTACGGACGTGACGATCAGCACGTCTGCGAATGGTGTCGTGTATGTGGATTTTGCGAATTCCGTTTGGAACCCCGCAGCGTTCACCGCACGTGGTGGGCTGATCTACAACTTCAGCAAGGGCAACAAGTCAATTGCTGTGTTGGACTTTGGGGCAGATAAGACCTGCCAAAATTCATTTACTGTGCAGATGCCTGAGAACACTTCGACGGCGGCACTTCTTCGATTCAAATAAGGAGTCAACCATGTTGAACGACAAAGCATCTTCTCAAGACACCATCGGTGCAATGCTGACCCGCGCCGCAGGTGCTGATGGTCACGCCAAAGCTGGCGGTGTATTCTCAATCGAGTGCCGCGACTCTGAGGGCAACCTCAAGTGGTCTGAAGCACTGCACAACCTCGTGGTGAACGTGGGTCTGCAAGACATGAACACCAAGTACTTCTCTGGCAGTTCTTACACTGCCGCTTGGTACATCGGTCTGTATGGCGCTGCCGCCAGCAACAACCCTGCCGCTTCTGACACCGCATCGTCTCACGCTGGCTGGACTGAGATTGTCCCTTACAGCAACGCTACACGCCCTGCTTGCACGTTTGGTACTGCCACGACTGCTGATCCTTCTGTGATCACCAATTCGGCATCTCCTGCGGCGTTCACCATCAACGCAACTGCCACCGTTGGCGGCGCGTTCTTGATCAGCAACAGCACCAAGAGCGGCA